ATGCGAGATCCCGACTCACGCCGTGAGTATTTAACTATCAACCTTGCAACAGGTGATAAAGCATGGAATGGGTGATTTATGGCTACTCAAATACATGGCTTGGAGCCTGCATTAAGACGAATGCGGGCAATTGGTAATGACAAGACTGTAAAACGTATTGCCCGTAAAGCGATGCGGCAGGCAATGAATATTGCAAGAGATGCAGCCCGTCAAAAAGTTAAACGTTTAGATGATCCCACCACTCCAGAAAAAATCTGGAAAGAAATTGTGGTTCAAAATGGCCGGAGTAGAAATAAAAACACTTTGGTTATGCGCGTGGGAGTGCGTGGTGGTGCACGTATCCCATATACAAACAATGCTCAAAATAGACGTGCCGGTCGTGTTGGTCAAACTTACCAAGCGGACGGACGAGTCTTTTATTGGCGATTCCTTGAGTTAGGTACAAGTAGACAACCCGCCACCCCATTTTTAAGACCGGCGCTATACGAAAACATTGAACAGATAACAGATAAGTTTGTTCAAGTATTTAATTTTGAACTCAGTGTGGTTTTAGGTGCAGCTTAATGATTGATGTTCCAATTTTTAATTTAGCCAGAGCAGATCCAGCGGTTAAGGCTCTACTTGAAAGCGATGGAATTTTGCGAGTCTGGAAGTTTGGAAGTGCTCCAGATGAGCCACAAGCGCCATATGTGACATGGCAAACAATTTCTGGTGATTCAAATAGCAACCTTGATTCACATCCTGTTTCAGACAATGCAATTATTCAAATTGATGTATATGCAACTGATGAGGATGTTGTTGATCAGGTTGCAAAAGCAATTCGCTTCGCAATTGAACTTGATTGTTATGTGGTTCGTTATGGCGAGGCAGATAAGGACCCCGTAACAGGAATGCCTCATTATTCATTTGATGTTAGCTGGATCATAAACCGCTAATAAAACTTAAACCATATTTTCACTTAGCACCCATTTCGGGTGCTTTTTTTATGCCTAAAATTAAGGAGCGCTCTTAATGGCTAATGTTAAAACTCAAAAAACACAGTTATTTACTGTGTTAAATGGTCAAGTGGTTCGTTTTGTTTGCTCTAAACGGATTGACTTGGGGCAAGATTCATTTCAAAAAATTGATGTAACTTGTCTTGATGCAGAATCAAAACAGTATGTTCGCGGTATGCGTGATCCTGGTGAAGGTGCAATAGAAATCGATTACGATGATACGAACACCAGTCATGACAAGTTAATTGAAATTGCCGAATCTGGAGAGATTTTAGAGTGGCATGTTGGTTCGGGTCATGCTTCCACCGCTCCAACTTATGATGCTACTACCGGTATTGATTTGCCAGAGGATCGTATGTGGTGGTCATTCAAGGGTTATATTAATCCTACTGCACCTAATGCATTTGAAGTCGATTCTGTAGTTGGTTATTCATTCACATTGATTCGTACTTCTGGCGTAACTCCAACTAAACGCACGGTGGCTCCATAATGGCTAAGATCAGCATTGCAGACTTAAAGCAGAGTGTAACTACTCTAAACGTTCCAGTTAAAAAAGCCGTCAAGTGGAATGTTGAAGCGACTGAAAGTAATATTGAGTCACTTAAAAAATTGACGAAAAACAATTCATTAGAGCTGGGTGATATTGTTGAGCTTGAAGCTGATATTTTTGTCAAAAAAATGAACTTCAAGGAAAGTCGCGAGGCATCCAAAGCAATTGAATGGGATCTTAATTATGAGAATCTTGAGGATTCAAAGGTTAAGAAAATCGATTCAACTCACATGCAAGCTGCTCAATTACTTGGTTCAATTTGCTCAGATCAAAAGGGGACACCTTTTTTCTCAAGTGTTAATGACATCTATAAAGCCGAGCCTAGTTTAATAAATGCTATGTATGCTGCTGCCGATGAAGTTAATAACTTTATGGGAAAGTCACGGAAGAAGACCTTGCAGATAGAGAACTCTTTGCCGAGCTTGTCCTCAACGGAATCGGTGGAGGCTCCTTAGAGGAGGCTGAAGAGAATCTTAGTCATGCAGAGGTGATGTTTTGGAGAGCCTATCGTCAAAAATACGGCTCTCTTAACTTAGGTCGCCGTTTAGAGCAAAGCTTTGGAAGCTGGATGGCACATTACACAGGCTTCAAAGTTAAAGAGGGAACAAAAGTAGACCCTTATATATTTATGCCTCACGAAACGCCTCCAGACGATGACAATTCATTGTCATTAGAGGAGTATTTTGAGAAGTATCATACTAACTAACCCTATCATAAGGTGGGGCATGTGACATTTACACACCGTTTTGCTAAATTGACTTTGATTTTAAAAAACGGTGCATTTATGAAAAAAGTTATTTTTACTGCTTTTTTAAGCTATTTTTTAATTGTAACCAGTCAGGTCCAAGCTAGAACTTTTTACACAACTGAGCATGTAAGGATTATTGAAAATTTGAATGGAGACAAAAGTAATCTTTTTAAAAACTCCAAAAAATGGGTAGCAAATAACTTTAATTCAGCTCAAGACGTAATTCAGTATGAAAGCCCAGAAGAAGGGCAATTAATTATTCGTGGAATTGCTTCGCCATTATGTGATTCAACAGTAAGTAAAATGCAATGTAATGGTTACTCCCAAGCTAAAATATCTTTTAATTTAACAATTGATTTAAAAGATAAAAGAGCACGTCTAAAATTCAGTAATTACGGTTACGCGAGATTTGGTAACACGCCAATTGATGACCCTATTACTTATAAGTTGATGCTTAATAGATTTGATTCTTTATCGAATGATTTTGAAAAAACACTTAGCACCAGCAACAATAATGACTCTTGGTAAATTGAATAAAGCAATTCCATAGTCAGTTTTACTTGAAATATTGCCCACTCTTAGAGTGGGTTTTTTTATGCCTGGAGAAAAGAAATGGCTACAAATTCACTTGGCAGATTAACACTGGATCTAGTGGTTCAGACGGCTAGTTTTTCAGAGCCACTAAGTAGAGCTGAACGGCAGGCGCGAACATCGAGTCAAGGGATTGCCAATTCTTTAAATATTGCAGCTATTGCTGTAAGTGCATTAAGTGGTGCGGTGGCTGGTCTTTCAGTGGCTCAACTTGTTAATTTTAGTGATCAAGTTATTCAGACTGGAAATGATATTCAAAAGTTTTCAAAACTTGCGAATGCTTCAGTGCGTGAATTTCAGTATTACGCTAAAGGGGCAGAAACTGCTGGAATTTCATTGGAATCTTTTGCAGATAAAATGAAAGACATGCAGGATCGTATAGGCGATTTTCAGCAAACAGGTGGTGGGCCTTTAGCTGACTTTTTCACCAATATCGCCCCTAAAGTTGGTGTAACGATTCAACAGTTTCAAAAGCTGTCCGGTCCAGAAGCACTTCAACTATTTTATAACTCATTGGAAAAAGCTGGAGCCTCTACCAATGATATGAAATTCTACATGGAAGCAATCATTTCTGATTCTTCTTTGTTAATTCCATTGCTTGAAAAAAATGGTCAAGGTTTTAAGAAGTGGGGTGATGCCGCTGAAAAGGCTGGCGCTATCATGTCTGATGATTTAGTTACGAGCTTGGCAGAAGCAAAAGAAAGTCTTCAATTAATGGATCTACAATGGCAAGGGGTTGAAGCCAGATTAATAAATAGTGTCGTTCCTGCTATCGAAACGGTTATAGAGAATTGGGATGATATTAAAGCGGTAACTATTGCCGTATCTGCTGGCATTGCAACTAGATTTGTTCCTGCTTTAGTTGTTGCAACATATCAACTAGGACAAACTGCTATTTTTGCAGTCCGTGCTGGTGTGGGCTTGGCAAGTTTTGCTAGATCTGCTGGTGCTACGGCTGGAGTCATGGCTTTACTTGGTGGTCCCGCTGGATTGGCAATGTTAGCAACACAAATTGCTGTAGCTGGTGGTGCATATTTATTGATGACCAAACACACTGAAGATGCAACAAGTGCATTTGAAGAGCAAGGTTTAGCAATTAGTGAACTTCGAGAAAAATATAAAAGCTTTACCGCAGCACAGTTAGCTATAAAAGGTATTGAGGCAAGTGAGGAGGTTGAAAAACAAACCAAAGAACTAAAAAGTCTTCTTACAGCGTTAGAACAATTTGAAAACGACTTGAAAGTTCAAGGTGATATTAAGCAATTTACAGCGATTCAAGCGTACCTTGCTAGCTTAAAACAAGGTGGGGATGAAGCTAAGAATGCTTTTGCTCAGCTACAAAAGCAAGGATTGGTTAGTGAGAGTACACTTAAGTTTGTTGCTGAATTAGATACAAAAATTAATGCTGCTAATAACACTATAGATCGTCAAAAAGAGATCCAAAAATTAGTTAAAGATGCCACCAATGATGCAACAAAGGCACAGCAAGACCAAGCAAAAGCTGTCAATGAATCTGCTAAGGCATGGCAATCACTGACACAAAAACAGCGAGAATATATTAATCAGGCCAACAAGGATGCTTTGCGTGAGAAGTATATTCAGGAAAATATGCGTGTAGGCGGTTGGACTAGAGAGAAGGCTGAATTTTTTGCTGATGCTCAAGCTAATACCAATGAAGAAAATGCATATAAAATTAAATTGCCAAAAGCGGTTGCTGATGCAGCACTTAATAGCTTTAATCGCAAAAACTATACTTTTGGGAAACCTGAGTTAGAGGCAATTGCTCGTGCACAAGGTATTGCTAAGGCAAATAATTTTGCTCAGATTGAAAGTTTGTATGGTTTGCCTGCTGGAACATTAGCAGCCTTGATTCTTCAAGAGTCTGGGGCGAATGCTGGAGCAAAAAGTCATACTGGGGCAACAGGTCTTTTCCAAACAACGAGTGTATTTAGAAAACAGTATGGCCTTAATTCAAAAAGTTCGATTGAAGAAGTTGCAACAGCAGCGGCTAAAGACTTGCAAAAACACTACCAAGAATTTGGTGATCGTGCAAAAGCCTTAATGGCCTACAATGCAGGTGCAGGTGGCTTAAGAACCTATTTGAAAGGTGGTCTATCAGATAGCAAGCGCAAAGAGGTTGCTGGTTACGTACCCGGTTTCCAAAAATGGTTCGCTGGAGTATCTGGGAAATCTACTGTAGATAATTCAATTTTAATGCCTACTCAGGCAGATCAACTTGAATTAATCAACAAAGCTGCCGAGTCTCAACAGGCTATTGATGAGGCAAGAAAAGAAGTTAACGCACGGTATTACACTGAAGCTCAACGACTTGCAATGGAGCATCAAGATAATATTGATAAGGTCAAACTTGCGTACGCTGGTACACCGCAGCTTAAGGAGATGATTGATAAGGAAAATGCCCTATATGCCGCTCAAATTGCAAAACTTGAGTCTGATAAAAAGGAAGAGTACAACCAGTACTTTGCTTTTGAAACTGATCGAATCAAGCAGATTGAACAAAACTTTGATCGACAAAAAGAATTAATCGACTCTAATGCCGAGTATGAGTACGGGAAATCGAAAAAAGCTTTAGAGATTAAAGCTGCTCTTGAGCGTCAAAAACAAGTTGAAATTGCTGCCGTAAAACGCGAAGAAGATGCACAAATTCAGTCGGCGTTTGAGGGTTATCTAAACCAGACTGAAATTGTTGTGAAGCGTTACCAACGTGAACGTGAAGAAATACTTCAAACTTATAGTTTAAGTAAACGTGTTCGCGAAGAGATTGCTAAATCTAAGGATTATGCAATTTTTGAAACTTTAAACCAAGCCTCTGACAGTGTGTTTCAATCTGGGTTAATCTCGAGACAATCTATGTTGGAACGAGAGGACCCGATAAATGCTCAAAAATGGGCTTTACAAAATCAATATTCATCTGATTTTAGTAGCTTGAATCAATCATATAATGATGAAGTGTCTGGCATTAAATTGATTGAAAATGAGAGTGAACGTAACGCTCAATTGTTGGCTGCTCGTGAACAGTTTTTGAAAGCAAAAGCAGACTTAGATAAAAAGTATGCTCAAGATGAAATGGATCTAAATAGATCACTTTACGACTCACAATTAAGTCAATTAAGCAGTTTAACGGGTCAATTATCTAGTTATTGGTCTAACATGACAGGCATTGTCAAAGATGCCGCAGGTGAGCAGTCTGGGATCTATAAGGCTATGTTTCTCGCCCAACAATCTTTTGCGATTGCTTCTGCAACTATTAACGCTTTCCAAGCTTATAACCAAATTCTTTCAAGCCCATGGTATCTTGATGTGATTAGCAAGCAGACGGCTGCCACTTTGGTGCTAGGCATGGGTATGGCAAATGTCGGAATGATTGCAGGTCAGACTATTGCAGGTATGGCCCACAACGGTATAGATAATATCCCGCGTGAAGGTACATGGCTTTTAGATGGTGGTGAACGTGTATTAAACCCTCAACAGAACAAAGATTTGACGAATTATTTAAATAATCGTCAAAACGGGTCTAGTGAGGGCAATGTGCAAATCAGCCAACAGATTACGTTTGCTGATGGATCCGCAAGCGTCAATACACAAGGGCAAAAGCAAATTGCTGAATCTCTGAATAATGCAATGAACGATTGGGCTAGACGAGAAAGCCGTCAAGGCGGTGTCTTGTTTAATCTTGTGAGACGTTAATTACCCAAGTTTAACCACTTAAAACCAAATAAACCCACTCATTCGAGTGGGTTTTTTAATGGGAGTACAAAAGTGAAAAAGTACATTATGACTTTTCTGCTTGCTTTATTGATTGCTGTAGTTTTCTACATAAGTGCAAATTTAATTGATTTTAATCTAATTGAATATGCAACGGGTTTCGTCTTTGGATTGTCATTCACCCTCATTTTTAAAAAACAATCTAAGAGTACTAAAATTGCTGACTTAATGGACAAGCAATTAAAAGAATGGGGAGTTCGTGAAAGTAGGCGGGCAGGTTTATTCGCTCCAGATCAAGATACGAATGATCTAGAAAGTTGCAAAAAACGTTTTAAAGATAGTCCGGTAAGTATGAAAGTTGAGTGGTCAAAAAAAGATGAGTAATCGTAAATTCACTTGGTGCCAAGATTTAGAGGGTAATTCAGGTTCGCAGAGCTTTAATACTTTGTCCTCTAAGTTTGGTGATGGGTATGAGCAAAATGTCTCAATAGGAATCAATAACCGAACAGGTACTTGGCAATATTCACGGACAGCAAAAAAAGCCGAAATTATGCAAATCAAAGCATTCTTTGATGACCATAAAGGAGCTGACTCGTTTCTTTGGGATTCACCTTTAGACGGTGAGGTCCGAGTAAAAACAGGTGAATATCAACCCCGTTGTTTAGGCGGTGATGTTTGGCAAATCTCAACGACATTCACCCAAGTTTTTTACCCTTAATTTAAACCACTTTAAAGCCCCTTTTTAGGGGCTTTTTTATGCGAGTAAGAAAATGACAATTCAAACTGTTAATCTTGGTTCAGCACCGACTGGCGCAGGTGGCGATACATTCCGTTCAACTGGCGCAAAAATAAATGAAAACTTTACGAATAACGCCCATGCAGCTAGTCGATATGTTGGGACTGCTGCTGGGAATGTGATGGAAGTTGGTGCTTTTGGTTTGGGCGGTAATTCAATAGTTTATACTGGCGATATAAATGGATTTGGTAGTTTCCATACTGGTAAGTCAGCTTTTTATTTTAATAATACCCAAGGTGTAGAAGTTAATGGAAAGCTGGTTCCCGAATATGCATCATACGTAGTTTCAAGTCTTAACGGTGGTGGTTTTTTTGCTATTGGTGGGTCAATTACAGATAAACGAATTTTTGCTGTCCATGGAGCTGGAGGTGATGTTTATCCGCTGCAACTGGTAGACTTATGGCATACAGGTATCACAACAGTTGATGCTAATGGTTATATTAAAGCAGCATCCCCAATTGTTAAGTTATATGCAGAAAAGATTGAACTTAATGATGAAGCAGCGGAACAATCTATTACTTTTGAAAAGCTCGATGTAGGGCACTATTTGCTAAAGGGAACGTCAGGCTTTGCTAAAGAAGGATGGTGGATTGAAATTCCGACTGACACTCATGGCAACAAGATTTGCGCTGTTGAATATCAGACATTGGAAAACGGTGATCTTGAAATTAAGACATTCAAGAAAAAGCTAAATGATGAGGGCGATATTGTTGCGAATCTCGATGCGCCAATCGATATTCCAAACAACGCCAATGGTGAGCCGCGCTGGATCGACATTCGTTTAAACAGTATTAAAAAGACAATCGTCAGAAAAATTCCACGTACTGAAAAACAACCGCGCATGGTTCAGCAAGTAAAATATGCACCGCAGCTGACTTATATCACTAAATACGAAGATTTATTTGATGATGAAGGAAAAGCTGTAATTGTGGATGGCAAGAATTATAAAAAGCCAGTAACTCACATTCAAACTGATCAAAACGGTACGCCTATTTTGTCGAATCAACCAGTCATTAATGAAAATGGTGAGCCAGTTTTTGAATGGGCTCAAGCAGTTGATAGTGAAGGAAATCCTGTTTTTGATGATGTGCCAGTCTTAGACAAAGATGGAAATCCAATCTATGACGAGGTGACTTATGACCCTGAATAGTGATTTCCAGAAACTATATGTAGATGGATTAATCCATTTGTATGAACTAGATGCCAGCAGCTTAGGTGCTGGCATCTTGCGTTTTCACGGGCATATTTCTTTTCAAGACTGGGAGAAAATCTACTCTTCAATTGGTACCGAAGGTTTAATTGGTGCCGACTCTGGCAGCATTGGAAAGATTTTTGATACCGGTGATCAAAAAGTTTGGAACCGAAATATTATCTGGCAAGGTCAAGTTTTTGAACCAATGGCACTCGAAGTAAGTGGCCTTGAAATGAGTTCAACTGGTAAAGCTTCAGCGCCAACTTTAACAATGGCAAACAACATTAACGGCATTCAACATGCTGTTTCTGCTTATTGTCTGCAATTTAAAGATTTTGCAGGTGCAAAGCTGAAAGTTATTACTACTTTGGCTAAATATCTAGATGCTGAAAACTTCACTTCTGGTAACCCAACGGCATCGAACGAGTCTAAAGAACAAACTTGGTTTATAGAGCAAAAGACATCGGAAAATGCCCAGCAGGTTACTTTTGAGCTTTCAAACCCGATTGATTTTGAAGGTTTGAAAATTCCAGTCCGCCAAATTACTTCTTATTGTAGTTGGGAATATCGCGGGGAAGAGTGTGGTTACACCGGAGCTGCAATGTTTACTGAGAAAGATGAGCCAACCGACAACCCTGCTTTAGATCGTTGCTCGTACAGATTGTCTGGTTGTGAATGTCGATTTAGTAAAAACAAGCCTTTACCTTTTGGCGGATTCCCAGCTTCAAGCATGTTGTGAGGTCTTATGAAACTGACAGCAAAAATTAAAAAAGCAATCATGGCCCATGCTGATGCACGTTACCCGCATGAATGCTGTGGTGTGATTGTCGAAAAGCAATATATTCCTTGTCGTAATATCGCTGAACAATCTGATCAGTTTGAAATTCATCCCGAAGACTTGGCAAGTGCTGAAGATCAAGGCGAAATCTTAGCTTATGTGCACTCTCATCCAGATGGAACTACAAAAGCATCTGAGCTTGATTTGATACAAATTGAACTGCACAAAAAACCGTGGGTGATTTGTTCATATCCAGATCTTGATTTTCAAGTCTACGAGCCTTTCGGTTATCGCGCCCCTTTAGTGGGGCGTAATTATTTTCATGGCTGGCAAGATTGCTATGCGCTTGTACGTGATTTTTATAGTCGTGAATTAGGTATAGAGCTTATGGATTTTAAGCGGGAGGATGCATGGTGGGAAGATAAAGACCATCCATCACTTTACCTTGAGAATTATGAAAAAGCGGGCTTCTATGAAGTTGATACACCGCAGTATGGCGATATGCTTGTTTGTCGTGTTGGGCGTACCGAGCATCCTAATCATGCGGTTGTTTGGCTGGGTGATAATGGACAGTTTAAATCGGAGCAAACTGAGCAATGCATAGGTTCAAGCTTAATTCTGCATCATCCGTATAACAGAAAGTCAGTACGCGAAATTTATGGCCAACAGTGGAAAGATCGCACGGTAAAAATCTTGAGGCATAGAGATGTTAAAAACAATTAAGTTGTACGGCATCTTGGGCCAAAAGTTTGGTCGTGAATTTAAGCTCGATGTCGCAAATACGCGTGAAGCCATGCGTGCTTTATCAGTTCAAATCGCTGGCTTTGAACACTTCATGACACATGCCCATGAGCAAGGGTTGGCTTTTGCAATTTTTCTTAAAGGCAAAGGTTCAGGCAATAAGCGTGGCAAGAAGCGCCCAGCAATTTACGATCATGAAACAAAGCGCTTAATCACTGGTGACAATATCGGTGAAGAGCAGCTTGATATGTCTACTGAAGCCGACATTATTCACATTGTCCCGCGTGTAATGGGAGCTGGTGGTAATAGTGGAGTCTTACAATTAGTTCTTGGAGTAGTTCTGATTGTTGCAGGTGTGATGACTGGCGGTACGTCTTCAGCTTACGGTGTTGCATTAATTGGCGCTGGTGCAGGCATGGCTATGGGAGGTGTTGCATCAATGCTCATGCCGAAAGCCCAAACTAATCAAAATCAAAACCAAGACGGGAACCGGGCAAACTTTGGTTTTGGGAGTGCAGTAACCACAGCAGCGCAAGGTTACCCAGTACCGATTCTCTATGGTAGACGTGAAGTCGGCGGCTTCGTATTAAGTGCTGGTCAATATCCAGAAGATCAGATGTAATTTTTAAGTTAGTTATAGGCGCTTTTTGGCGCCTTTTTTATTGCGTGGGATTTGATATGACAGCGATGGTAAAAGGCGCTAAAAAGGGAAACCAGCAACCAAGACAACCAGTAGTTGCACCGGACTCCGCACAATCTAAAACTTATATTAAAGAGTTGATTGGTCTAGCGGAGGGTGAGGTCGAAGGATTAGCAAACGGCTATCAATCAATTTTGCTTGAAGATACTCCGTTGCAAGATGAAAACGGCAACAAGAACTTTGAAAACGTTACTGTTAATTTTAGATCCGGAACAAACGATCAAGAATACATTGAAGGCTTCCCGGCAGTTGAAAATGAAATTCCGATTGACGTAGAGCTTAAATCATCTACACCATGGGTGCGCTCTTTTAACAACCTAGATCTTGATGCAGTACGTTTACGTTTACGTTGGGATCCACTACGCAACCAAGACCCAACAACGGGTGATGTTACTGGCTATACCATTGAATACGCGGTGGACTTGCAAACTGATGGCGGAGCATGGTCAGAAGTATTAAGAGCAAAAATTTCAGATAAAACATCTGATAATTATGAGCGTCCACATCGTATTGACTTACCCAAAGCCGATTCAGGCTGGCTCGTTCGTGTTCGCCGCATCACGCCAAATTCAACTTCTGAATATATCAGCGACAAAATGTATGTTAAGGCTGTCACTGAAGTTATAGACGCTAAATTACGCTATCCAAATACAGCATTAGTTTCACTGCAATACGATGCTGAAACATTCGGTGGATCCGTCGCAAAATTAGCGGTTGATTTGAAAGGCGTAAAAATTAAGGTACCGACAAATTACAACCCTGAAACCCGCGAATATGTTGGCATGTGGGATGGTACTTTTAAACGCGCATATTCAAACAACCCAGCTTGGATTTACTATGATCTTTGCACATCTAAGCGGTATGGAATTGGTGAGCGAATTACAGATGGAATGCTTGATAAATGGTCTTTATACCGTTTAGCCCAATACTGTGATGAGTTGGTACCAGACGGATTAGGCGGTCAAGAACCACGTTTCACATGTAACATTTATCTTCAGAGCGCTGAAGATGCTTATAGCATTCTTACAAAATTAGCAGGGGTATTTAGGGCAATAACTTATTGGGATGGGGATAGTATTGTTTGTGATGCTGATATTCCACAAGATACCTATTTCACATATACCCGTGCAAATATTATCGGGGAGCCGGATCATAATGGTACACGTGCCCGTGATAGACATAATGCAGTAAAAGTAGCTTGGGATAACCCAGCCAATCACTATAAGACTGAATATGAATTTGTGCGTGATGAGAAAGCCATTTCTGAAATGAAACAGGTGCGCTTACTTGAACTTGATGCGTGGGGGTGCACATCGCGTGGGCAAGCACAACGAGCAGGCTTGTGGGCTTTAAAGTCTGAACAACTTGAAACACGTACTGTGACTTTTAAAGTTGGATTAGACGGCCATATTCCTTTGCCGGGTAAAGTGATTGAATTTGCGGATCCTATTTTTGCTGGAAGAGCAAACGGTGGTCGCATTTCAGCAATTTCAGCAGATCGAAAAAGCATTACTCTTGACCGTGATGATGTGGTCGCAGTAGCGGGTGATAGACTCATCATTAATGGAGAAAACGGGAAAGCTCAAACTCGTATTGTCCAAGCAATTACAGGCCGCGTCATAACTGTTTCTGTAGCTTTTGATGAAATTGCACCTCAAAACGTATGGGTTATTGATGCTCAAGATTTGGCAACGCTTAAATTTAGGGTTTTGTCAGTAGTTCAAAGTGATTCACATCAATTTACTATTACAGCGCTTGAATACAATCCGAAAAAGTTTGATGCAATCGATCATGGCGCTCATTACATCGATGTACCAATTTCAATTGTTAATCCAAATATTCAAGAACCAGTTTCAAATATTGTTATTACAAGCGAAGATCGGGTAGATCAAGGTATTAATGTTGCCACTATGGTTGTGTCTTGGACACAAGCAAAAGGTGCGGTTAAGTATCAGGTTGAATGGCGCAAGGATGATGGGAGTTGGATTAAATTACCAATCACGGGTAATAATTCAATTGAGGTGCCGGGTATTTATGCTGGTAACTATCAAGCGAAAGTTACAGCGGTTAATGCTTCGGATATTTCATCTTTACCGACTTATTCAGTTGTCACTAAACTTAATGGCAAGCAAGGTTTACCACCTGCTTTAGCGTTCATCCAAGCAACAGGCATTTTGTTTGGTATGCGCCTAAATTGGGGTTTTCCTGCAACTGGCGCACTTGATACAGCTTATACAGAGATTCAGGTTTCACCGGATGGTACCAGCAACATTGCTCAATTGGGCTTATTCGCTTATCCAACAACGACTCATACTCTGCAAGGTTTACAGCCAAATCTGACTCAATTTTATCGTGGCCGCTTGATTGATAGAATCGGAAATATTGGGCCGTGGTCAAACTGGACTCATGCGACGACTTCTGCCGATGCAACAGATGTTCTTGAGCTTTTAAATGATCAAATCAGTGAATCTCAGCTCAATCAGGATCTTAAAACCAAGATTGATCATATTGAGACTATTGAAGCTGAAATTGGACCAATTAAGCAAGATATTCAAAACACGAAAGATCAAATTTCACAAGAAGTCATTGATCGTCAAAACGCTATTCAACAGGCATCGGATGGCCTTTCACAGCAAATCATTGCAGGTGATGAAGGTGTTCTTGAAGTTGTAGAAACGGTCAAGAAATCAAGTGATGATGGTCTTGCGGCGGCTCAAGAAAGTATTCGAGTTGTTGCTAATGATCTTTCATTAGTTGCTGAAAAAACGGACGGTGTATATGCACAGCTTAATCCATCTTTGATTGGATCTGAATCAGATTTGATCGGTAATGATCAGGGCTTCGCTGGTACATGGTCTGTTCAATCAGCAATGATTGAGGGTGACCTTGCACTAAGCAAACGTGTCGATACCACAGTAGCTGAAGTAAATGATTTACGTGCGTACGCTCAGCAAGAGGTTCAAGCGCGTATAGAGGGCGATAAGGTAACAGTTCAAAAGATTGATAATTATATTGCAAGCAATGATAGCGCTCTTGCGACTGTACGCCAATCTGCACAAGTCGCGGTAGATCAGTCATCGGCAAATGCTGAAGCAATTGATTCAATTAATCTTGAGCTTGACGATAAAGCTTCAACTGGTGAACTTGAGCAAGTTAAGTCTGATATTAAGAATGTAGATGACAAAGTTATTGCCCAAACTACAAGGATTGATGGAGTTTACGCGCAAATCAATCCTCCGTTGATCGGGTCAGAATCTGACTTAATCGGAAATGAAGGAGGTTATGCAGGCGTATGGTCAGAGCAATCTGCACGTATTGAAGGCGATTTGGCTCAATCTAAACGTACAGATCAAGTGTCTGCACAATTGAATGACAGCAATGCTTTGTTTCAGCAACAAATCAATGCAAATGCTAGTGCTATTTCTTCAACGATAAAAGTAACGGAAACGTTGCAAACAAAAGTCGGTGAGAATAGTGCGTCTATTCAAAATGTCAGTGAAAGTGTGGATGGCATCTATGCTCAGCAGTTTACTAAGTTCGATGTAAATGGCCATGTTTCTGGTCATGGATCAATGAATGATGGTACGACTTCAACTTTCATATTCAATTATGATGCAATTCAGTTTGGTACGCCTGTCGGTGTTGATGGTGTAGAACCTAAACCCTTAATGACACTGCAAAATACTCCAGTTACTTTGCCAAACGGTACTGTTATTCCGCGTGGTTTGTATGTCGACAATGGTAGTTTTGGATACATCAATGCGAATCGAATCTGGGCTGAAAACTTAAGCGTTATCACAGCAAATCTAGGTACCTTTACCTCATTAGCAGATCAATCAAAACCAAATGGTGCTAGGACTGTTATTAGCGGCAAAAAGATTGAAGTCTATGACGACTTGAATCAAGTCCGGGTAAAACTCGGTATTTTCTAAGGAGAAAAGTTAGTGGATGCTCAGTTCTTGGCTTCTATTGATGGAGCCCAATTAATACCATTTAAGCAATCATTGCCAATTTCTCATATGGTTGGGGAGGTAATAAATCCAGCAGATATTAATTCTTATCAAGATAGAGCTTCATGGCAATTTACCATTCCTGATGGCCTGATAAAGCCTATTCTGATTGGTGAAATTAAAGGATGCCGATGTGCTTTTGAGCAAATTTCTACTTCACCTAATACTTGGAGATTTCAAGCTATGGGCTTGTGGATTCGACATAAACGGTATTCAGATTTAGATCAAAAGCAGTGGAAAGAACCCATGATTCCAGCAGGTTTTAAAATTCGATATGGTGGATATCGTGGTTAGTTATTTTGAACTTAAAAACGATAACTTCAATGTTGTTATTGATGATACATACAACTCAGCTAAGTTCTTGGGAAAGTATGATGTAACTTTAAATACTTTTATTGATCGTAATAATAGTTCTTATTATGTTGAAGGATCTGATTATACATGGTCGGGTACCGTAACTGCCGCAACAGGTAATACTTTAAGAGAGCTAGGTTTTGATTATGATGAACCAAGTGATGCCGACTATGAAAAATTCTTAGCTAGTTTAAATAGTCAAATTCTTTCTTTTGCTCGGACGCTTTCAGGGCGTCCAATACGATCAAATTCAATATTAACTAAAATTAATGGTATATGGAATTTTAACTTTAATCTCTTTGGTTATCAGCAAGGAGATGTAGGAACAGTAGTAAGTTATACTATTGCAAAAATGATGCCGAGTAAATTCGGACTTCAGGTTTTTAATGCTGAAGGTACCTTAGTATTTGATGCTCTTAAAGGATATTTGCAATTGGCAGGTATTATGACAGGTGGCGTCAATACTTATACCAACCCTGCGGCAACCTATACCATTACATTGTCTGAAGAATTATCTAGCGAACATCTATTTATATCAGATACGATGTCATACCCATGGCGTAATGGCATGAGAATTGCATCAAGTGGTGTGCAGTATGGTGAAGCAAACTTTTATCCAGTTATGTCATTCCCGAACTTAACAACTATTGAAGTAAAATTGATGCAAAACGGAAATATTCCGGGAACTACAGGTTCAAGAAGCTTTAACTATTTTTATGAGGCAGTGATTTATTGCCCATATCCCAAAAATTTCTATACAGGTAAACAGTAACTCAAGATTAAATCTAATTTATTTTTGTACTTTAAAGCACCCAACCGGGTGCTTTTTTATTGCCTATTTCTGGAGAACCAAAATGTCTGAAACTCAGTCTGCACTTGAAGCTAGTGCAGCAACATTAACATCAAAAGTAACAGCAACCAGCGGTGTGGGGTCATTTATCGGATTTGCAGCAAAGATCGATGTTATTGCATGGGGCGGTTTGCTAATTGCTGCACTTGGCTTAGCAATTCAAATTTATTTTGCACTTCAGAAAAATCGCCGTGAAAAGGTGGAGCACGAAATGCGAAAGGCTGAATACAAGTTGCGGATAGAAAACTTAAAAGGTGACTGTAATGTCAAACAAGACTAAATATATCGCAGCATTCTTAGCAGCTTCGGCTGCTTTTTTTGTGGGCGTAAAAAACGATGAAGGGTTTACATCAAAGCCAGTAATTCCCGTTAAAGGGGATCGGCCAACACAGGGCCATGGTTCTACATTTAAACCCGATGGCTCACCAGTAAAAATGACAGATCCACCAATCACACGAGCGACCGCAGATAAATGGTTGCGTAATGATGTGGCTAAACGTGAAGTGGCATTTAAAGATTCATTGAAGGGCGTGAAATTATCCCAAACTGAATATGACATTTATTTGGATTTTTCCTATCAGTACGGGGTACCAACATTCGCAAAATCATCAATGCTTAAACACTTGAAAGCTGGTCAATATAAAGCGGCTTGCGACTCATTACTTAAATATAAGTACGTTACAAAACGTGATTGTTCGATTCGCTCTAACGGCTGTTACGGGGTTTGGACCAGACAAGTAGAACGACACGCAAAATGTATAGGAGCGCAGTGATGTGGATTGTATTTGCTGCTAAATATTGGCGAGAAATCATTATTGTGTTTCTCGCTTTTTTATTGGCCATATCTTTGGCCGTACTCAATTACAAAACTGGTCAGCTAAAAGAAGCTGAACAAAAGTGTCAATCTCAGATCCAAGAGATTGAGCGCAAGAATTTGAAAGCTCTTGCAGAAAAGCAAAATCAGATCAATAAAGTGAGCGCAGACTATGAGCAAGTCAAAGCAGAGCAAAACACTAAAGTCGAATATATTGAGCGTGAAGTGCAAAAGATCGTGGAGCGTCCTGTTTATAAGTCTAGCTGTATTGACGATGCTGGGGTGCAGCAACTCAATGAACTCATTAAAGCCGGTAATACCAGCTAATCTTATTCAACCATGCCCAAATCTAAATGAATTGGCGGGAACAACGGGCAAAGATTTAATGATCTGGTCAGTTGATACGGTTGCAAAATATAATGATTGCAAAGCAAGACACGGTGCGATTGTGAAGGCTCTTGAGTAAGATCCTTTATTAATGTGCAATTATTTGCTCAATAATCTGGATAATTGCACATTTTGAGCAAAATTATTCTCAACTGTATTATCTCGAGGTTTTATCATGCAGCAATTAATGATTATGGTCACAGAAGTCGGAAAGCTTGAGCATTCGTGTAATTTGCTTGCTGAGGTAAACAAAGGCGGTAAAGTCCTAAAGGTTTTCGACTACAACGGCAATCAATTACCAATAAACATTGATGGTACTGTGACATTTAATAGGCGCCGTTGGGAACTTCCCATTAAAGTAGATTTAAAATAATTTTGAATGTAGTTTAAAAATACGTAAAACAAGACAAATGCAGATTTAAAAAATAGTGCAACAAAAGTGTAGCAATCATATTTAACCTACTGATTTATATAAGTAATAACCGCTCCTTTTGGGGCGCTTTTTTTATATCGAATTGTTAGACAATTCAGTTGAAAGCTGGCCTTAACTGATACTTCAATGTCCCTATTTGCACTTAAGCCTTTTTATTAAGTTTGTATGATAAGAATCAAGAAAACGAACAATAAAGTTTAAGTAACTTAGGTTACTGGTAAGGAGCTTTCAATATGAATGCTAAAGTGAATATCACAAATCGTGCAGGGGCAAGCTTTCCTGTACGTCGTATGAACTTTGATTTTAATGATGTGCCAGAATACTGGATGAATGGTTCCGCTGGACTTACACATTTTATGACAGCGTTATCAGCGCTATTTCCAGCTGGTGAAAAGTTCTTTATTGATAGTGTGCGTGCTGTGCGTTATCACCCAGCAATTAAAGACAATGAAGAGCTACAAAAAGAAATCAGTGCTTTCATTGGTCAAGAGGCGATGCATACTCAAGAGCATGTAAACTTTAATGCTTCTGCCCAAAAATTTGGTCATGATGTTGAAACTTTAGAAAAGTTCACCGATACGGCTATTCAAACTGCCCGTAAAACTTTTGCAAAGCTCGTAAAACCATTTGGTATGACGCAAGAAATGGTGGACCTAACTGCTACTACAGCCCTTGAACATTTTACTGCAACCATTGCATCTCAGCTTTTAGTTAATACCTATATTCAAGAGTTGATGACAGATAAAACGATGTCAACCATGTGGTATTGGCACGCAATAGAAGAAAATGAACATAAAGCAGTTGCATTTGATGTGTATGAAGGTGTCTTTGGTAAAGGTGTAAAAGCTTATGCTTTACGCACAAGTTCACTTGTTTTTGCAATGGCTCTTATTTTCGCAATTCAATCTTCGTTTGTGGTTCGTCTTTTAAAGCAAGACCATAAATTAAACTTAGATGAGTTGTTTGTGATTTATAAATATGGTTATAGCCCGTCGAAAGGCATTATTACGGGTATGGCTAAAGAGATGTTGGCTTATTTTAAACCAGGTTTCCACCCGAATGATTTAGATACGGTTAGTTTGTTAAAAACTTGGAAATCTAAACTTGGACTGTAA